TTATCTCAACTATCCAATGTTCAAGGAATGGTGGCAGATTTCTTTGATGACCTTTATATTTTGGAATTAACATTATCAGGATTTAGACCTAAGGGGTTAAGAACAGAATTTAAACCATCCACTATAACGGATGATCTTAAATCTCAACAAGCTCGAGAAATAAAAATACGTAATCTACAAGCCTTGTATGACCAAGGTATAATAGGACAAGAACAATTTTCTGAAGAAACCAACTATGAAAAACCCAATCAGGAAAAACCTAGGGTAAGCCGAGATAAAAATGTTATGGCTCCAGCTTCTAAAAAGGAAGATGCTAATAAGAAGGCTGGTAAATCAGATAGGGGGTCTAGGGATAAAAAGAAAGAACAACCAAAACGCAAAGATAATAAAAAAGCATAATGGCTAAAGATAATTTAAAAAACAGGGAGTTTGTTGATCAGATTGATTTAGCTTCCGGACATTCTTTAATAGCGGGATTTAAACCCAGTATTTTAACTCCTACTCAAATATCAGAAAAGCTTGCTGACCATGTTAAAAATATGGATTTACAGCGATTGGGTTTATTTGATATGTCTTCTCCGAATTATACCACATACTACCCAGATGTTACGGCAGCGGATTTAAATCCTACAGATGACGAGTTTATAGAACCAACTTTTAGGTTAATATCAGCTGCCATCGTACATAAACAATGGAACCCAATTGATTTTGGTGGTAAGGGTGTATTAAAATCCACTATGAATTTATTAGTTGGTCAAACTGTTAACCCAGACCATGAAACTCCAGTAGGTAATGCACTGGGGGCTGTAAAGGATGTATTTTGGCAAAAAGAATTAACCACAGTAAATGAAGGAAAAGAAATTATTATACCTGCGGGTATTAATGGTATATTAAAGATAGACGCTAAATCTAATCCCAGAATTGCCAGGGGTATTTTAATGGATCCCCCTTCTATACATTCTAATTCTGTAACTGTTAGGTTTAAATGGACAAAGTCACATAGTGATATGGATGACAACGAATTTTGGTCTAAACTTGCTACTTATGATGCGGATGGGGTATTAATAAGAAGAATAGTTACTTCCGTATTATCTTATCATGAAACTTCACTTGTATCTCACGGTGCTGATGTCTTTGCCCAAAAAATTGGAGACAATGGAATGATTGTTAATCCTAAATATTCTGATGCAGTATATAATTTATCAGCAACCCAAACCGAAAACACCAAGGGAAAGAAAGCTTTTGCCTGGGATTGGAAAAATGATACAACCTCATTATCAGATAACACAACACCTAATTCAATAAGTAATAACAAACCAGAAAATCATAAAACAACAAGTATGAAAGATATCATAGCCTTAGCGGCTCTAATTGGTTTTACTCTAGACACAGACAATGAAATTACAGAGGAAAATTTCCAAGAAAAATTTGGAAATCATCTTACCTCATTAAAAGAAGTTGCTGATAAGGCTGTAAAATTAGAAGCAGATGTTACTGATGCTCAAACACAAGTAACCGAACTTACCACTCAGGTAGGAGATTTAACAACAGAGAATCAATCTCTTTTAGAAAAAGCTCCTATTGCAGATAAGGCTTTGGCGGCAGTTAAATCTAGAGCTACTGAACTTTACACAGCACTACAGGGTGATGATGCTAAAGAAGATGACTCTATGCTTGCCATTATTGCCGAGGGTAATTACACAACGGCTACTTCTTTACTTGCAAGTTTTGAAAAACAAGCGGAAGGTAAATTCCAAGCTTCTTGTAATACCTGCAAAGGTACTGATATAAGTAGAGCTTCTATATCTTTAAATGCTGATGGTATTATTAATCCAAGTGATACTCCACCAGGGGGTAATGATGATACCCCTTTATCTGCAGCTGAGATTAAGTCAAGGCTTAGGGATAAGAAATTAAAAAACAAGAAATAAATCATATAATAATAAATAACAACAGAAGAAATGGCTAATTCAATTTCAAGTACGGATAAAGAGGTAATCTTTAAATCCGAGTCACATAAACTGCATAACGCGGCTACTGTGCTTACTGGCGCTTCTATAAAAAGGGGCCAGCCAGTAAAGTTAGATGGTGCAACCGGAGAACTTACTCCATTACTCCCAGCAGATAATGTTAGGTTAATGGTAGGAATATCTAACCATAATGCAGCTGCAGGAGATGTATGCACGTATATGGCTAAAGGATATTGCGTAGTATTCGGAACTGCCGAAGGTGCAATCACTGCTGGTCCAGTACATTTAGGTACAGAATTACAAGCACCTAATAATACCTCATACCATGAATATGCACAGGGGGACGCAATCACTGCAAATAACATGGTGGGTTGGTCAATGGATGCGGTATCCGATACCGAAAATTGTAGAATCATAATCGCAGGATAATCACTGCATAAACCTTAGTAATAATGGATATTAAAAAATATCAAGAATCAAGATTTAACGGTAAGATAGAACAAACCGTTAAGTTAGCCGATGGATTTAGAGGTGATAAAGATAATCCTGTGGATGCCAACTTTATCGAAACAGTCCAAGAATCATTTGATGATGAAAGTGTTACAATGGATTCTTTCCTTGCAGAAATAGGAATCGATACATCTACTGATACAATTCAGAATCTTTATACATATGGGCAAGCAGATGTTGCTTGGATCATTCCAGAACTTTTTAGAGAAGCTATCTTAACTGGTTTAAGAACATCTCCGATTTGGAATGCCATAACTGCTTCTGAACAACAGTTGGATGGTTTAAAAGCTATCATGCCACATATTAATATGTCTGATGCAACTCCTAAGAAAGTTAATGAAGGTGAAACAATTTCATTAGGTACTATTAGCTATGGTCAAAAATCAATATCTCTATTCAAAATGGGGAGAGGTATTAAGATTACTGACGAAGTTAAGAATTATGTATCATTGGATGTGGTTGCAATCTTCTTAAGAGATTTTGGGGTAAAATTAGGACATGGGTTAGATGTATTGGCAATCAATACTCTTATCAATGGAGAACAGGCTGATGGTTCAGGTTCAGCACCAATAATTGGGGTTGAAACTCCGGGAACGAAGGCATATAGAGATATGCTTAGAATCTGGATTAGAATGTCAAGGTTGGGTAGAATACCAAATGTTATTATTGGGTCAGAAGCTTCTGCCCTTGATACATTGGACATGGATGAATTCAAGCTTAAAACTCAGGGAACAACAAATTCCAATCTGGATCTTAAGACTCCTGTTCCAAACTCTGCATCCTATTATATACATGGGAATATACCTGCTGATCAAGAAGTAATGGTTGATCCAACCAAAGCCCTGGTTAAATTTAATGCTAGGCCTCTTATGCTTGAATCAGAAAGGATTGTTTCAAATCAATCGGAAGCTTTCTATGTTAGTTTAACAACTGGATTTGCTAAGCTTATGGATGACTCTGTTTTAATCTTGGATAAATCCGTAGATTTTGCTACTGATGGTTTCCCAGATGAATATGATGTGGATGCTGCTCAGAATGTATTAATTGATTAACATTAATCACATTACATCTTTATAAGAAAAGGGCAAACCAATCTAGGCTTGCCCTTTTTTGTCTATTAATAATAAATAATTTAAAACCCATACCGTAATGGCTAAAAGTCAATTAAACAAAACCCCAAGATATGTATGTCTAGGGGCAACCGCAAATTCATTTTACGATCCGATTAGTAATTTAAAACTAAACAAGCGGACAGTATTAAAATTAACCCCAAAACAATTAAGTAATAAATTGGTAAGAGAAGGGTTAAAGGGAGGTCATTTAGAATACGCTGATAAGGCTGATTTTGATAAATACACAAAATCCCAAAATAAAACTGGTAAGGTTATTAACCTTAATGAGGAAGAAGAAGAGGAAGAAGATGAGGAAGAAGAGGAAGAAGAAGAAGAGGAAGAAGATGATATTCTTTTAGAAGATTTACCAAGTAATAAAGATGCAATGATTCAATGGTTAATTGAAAACTCTGTGGCTTTAGAAATGAATAAATCCGAAGAAGAATTAAATGCAATGAATAAACCAGCAGTAAAGGAATATGCTGAAGGCTTATTTGATTAATCTAATATTTTATAATTTTAATAATGGCACCAGCAGCTATACCAGTTTCAAATTTCACATACGTACCAACTGAAGGTACATTTGTAGTAGTCTTTCAAGATTTATCATCAAATGGACCGACAGCTTGGCAATGGGATTTTGGAGATGGAACTTCCTCCTCATTACAAAATCCATCCAAGGATTTTACAAGAGATGGTTTTTTTACAGTTACCTTATCTGTATCAAATACCGGAGGTACCACCAGTATAACATTACCTGTAGGGGTAAGAGCTGCTGGGCCAGTATTATCTCAAAGCATTTATACCTTAGTAAATCAATATATCCCACCAAACGTTGTATATGATGTGGCAGAACTTGCCGGGTTAATTCAAAAACAACAATTATTTATCCATCCTCTAGTTAACCACATTATACCATCTGCTAATATCTTTAATGAGTTATACTATGAACCACTAGAAAATTCATTAGTGGCATCTATGGTAGCCTATGATATACTTATTCAACAAGGTAACTCATCTATTATAGCGGCTAATAATGGAGGCAGCTCTTCATCCAGGGCAATTAAACAAATTGTTACCGGTCCCACAGAAGTACAATGGTATGGGGAAAATGATACAGCCGGTTCCTCTTCATCATCTTTAAAAAGTGGAGGTGCTATAGATTCAGTATCCAGGTCAATGTGTTCATTGGCAAAAAGATTAAATATCCATATCCCAGTTATCTGCGATAAATTTAAAGTGGTAATTGGTCCACTAATTGGTCAAATACCTAAAACCAATACAGCAGGTTGTTGTGGGGGTAATGGCAATCAAAATATATCATCTCAAGGATAATGCCAAGTTATATAACCACAAATGAATGGGATAGTTATAAAGATATTATTAATAACTTCCATGAGGATGCCTTTAAACAAGAAGTTACCCTTATGCAATACATAAACAAAGGAATCACAACCCATGGAGAAGATATTTTATTAAAACCAAAATCTTCAAAACTTTTAGGTTTAATACAATATAATGATTATAGGTCATGGCCAAGTACTAAAACCACAGATTCAGGTGAAATTGATAAACAAAATTTATTACTGTATTTAAACATTAAATATTTATCTGATAATGGTTTTGCAAACTCAGATGGTTTTTTAAACTTTGATCCAGGTGCCGATAGGTTTATTATAAAAGGGATTACATATAAAGCATTAGGTGAATCTCAGACTGCCCAGGCATCAGAAGAACCTTTACTACAATTTATAATCCTAAAACGAGAAGAAATAGATACAGTTGAAGATCAATATCTATGAGACAACAATTCCGTAACAGGGGAGTTAATGTTACTGTTAAAAGAATAGGTGATTGGGCTAAATTACATAGTTTAGTTGTAGGTTTAGATCATACTATAGAAGTTGGTTATCAAAGGGCCTCTAAAAAAGCTGCTAAAAAATATTTTGACCTTATAAGACAAAACATTCGTAATGGAGGGGGTAAGTTTAGATTTGAACCTTTAAAACAATCCACCATTGATAAAAAAAAGAAAGCGGGAAAACCAGCCACCCCTTTTATGTTTTATGGTTATTATTACCGAGCCATACAAATGGTTAGTAAAAATAATAATTATTATGTTGGAATAAAAAAAGGATCAAGAAACCCAAAAACAAAATCCGCCGGTAGTTCTTACACAATTGCTCAATATGCCTCGGTATTAGAATCTGGATCCCGAGATGGTAAAATACCCGCACGACCTTTATGGAGAAAAACCTTTAATGAAATGGGTGGCAGAAAAAAAATAAAGCAAATGGTTATAGCTTCTATAGCCTATGAAATAAGAAAAAGACATCAAATAACAGTTAAACTATTATGACGCAACCATTATCATTTATTCAACAATTTTTAGATAGAAGTATATTCCATCAAATTGATAGAGTTATGACGGTACATGGTTATGCCCCTGATAGGTCTAGTTTTGATCTTACTAATCAAAATGGTAAAACTGCTTATCGGGCGGCCTTAAAAGCTATTACAGACTCCCAAGACGAAAAATTTGGAATAGATTTATTTGGCCATTCTAATACTCAATTTAAAGGAAACAAAAAAACACCAAGAATTGTTATTGTTCCTTATGGGTTTTTACCTGGGGATATTGGATTAGACCTAACACCACAACCCCTTTCAAATAATGGAGTAATACATAATCATACCTTTCCAACTCAATCTTCAGAATATGAGGTTAATATTCATGTAACTGGGTCATCAGCTATACATATGGTAATTTTAAATGCCATTCTTTCACAAGCTATGTCACGTAGAGGTTATATACCTTTTTGGCCAACCCTGGAATTAAAAACTTCGGGTAATATATTTTATGAAAATATAGGTAGTTTTGATAGTACTGATAGGCAAGAGGGGGTTTTAGAAAAGGTATATAGATATATACTACCAGATGTTTATGAAACCGAATGTAGTGTAGATGAAGATAATCAGATAGCATTAATACAAGAAATAACCTTACAACTAGCTTTACAAGATTTAATAACCTTGGATGAGATGGTCATAAGTAACGCTTAATACAATACTAAACCAATTTTATAAAACATAGTTAAGATAATAATCATGGCAGAAACACCACAAGTTAACATAAGGGTTGTAAATAACCTAACACCTCAAACTGATCCAAGTGATTTTATTGCATTTGTTTCCGGGGTAACCCTCAGGGGTAAAGTAAATACTCCGGATAAAGTAATTTCTTCTTGGCCCGAATTTGTAAAAATCTATGGATCTTATAGTACAGATAGTGATTTTCCTCACTTATGTAAAAGAATGTTGGATAGAGGAACAAAACTTAGGGTAGCAAGAGCCGGGCATTATACCACTATAGGTAATGCTTCTACTTTAACCGCAACTAAACCAACCCTATTTATTAAAACAACCACCTTTAGTATAGATGCCGCAATGGAAGCTGGTGATACTTTTACTTTAATTATTGGGGATTGGTACCAAACATTTTATTTCTATGGTACTCATGC